CCAGGGTTTCTTCCCCGCTGTTTAATTCTACCGTTATAACTCCGCCTTTGCATTCCGTGTTCAGCTCCATGCTATCCCACTACTTCGCATGTTATGTCTTCTTCGATGTCAAAGATTAGCCGCATGGCAGCCTGCTTCGTGTCAAACGGTCCGACTAAAATGCCGCCGTCTTTGTCTCGTTCTTCGTCTGGCACGTCAAATAACCCGTAGAGCCTTACCAACCATTTCTCGCCTTCGTCTGTAAAATGTTCCTCAATTCTTACCTGCCTAATGTAATCCGAGTTAATAAATACCGTGTCTGAAATGGCTAAAAACATATGGCCTACACCTCCCTATGGTAGCCTTCTGTCAGGCCCGTCTAAGTACAGTATATTACAATTTCCGGCTAATCTGCTAGCAATAGCTGGCCCGAAGTTATCTTTGCCATAGTGATCCGCTATCTCCTGCATGCTTAGATTGGTGCTAATCACTAATGGCCTGTTTAGGGTTATTCTGCGGTCGATAATATAGTAGAAGCGTTCAGCAACCCAATCGCTTTTAATGTTTTCTTTGCCTAGGTCGTCCCAAAGAAGCACGTCTACATCTACATATTTTCTAGTAATCTCAAACTCGTTGCCTCCTTCGTCATAAGCCCTACGTAAATCAGCTAAATAATCTACAGTACGGGAGAAGAAGCAGTGGTAACCTTCTCTGCAAAGCTTGTGCGTAAGAGCGTGCATCATGTATGACTTGCCTGTACCATTACCACGTGGATTACTCTTAGTTCTGTGTGATGTTAGTATAATGCCCCTGCCTAGTTTAGGGTCCCAATTTTGAAGTACCTTTATGGCCTCCCTGTTCCAGTCGTCTACTATGGCATCATCAAAAGTGTGCTTTAGCTCTTCGCCTTGTAGCCCGCTTTTACGTATTAAATCCCTGTACCGCACAAACTGAAAGCAGTCTTTAGTTATAAACTTAATCCTGTGTGGCACGGGATCTAATTCGTCTATCGTTATATACCCTTTACTGGAGCAGTCCCAGTAGCAAGCTGTTTCGTTTACTGGACACATAGTAGGACTGTTTACCGGCACCTCTTTTACCGGTGCATTTTTTAAGGCCTCCATCTTAGCTTCAAACTCACGCCTGCGCATTTCTAGTTTTTGCTCCAGATCTTCAGTGTTCACCTTCTCTACCTCCTTTTAATATGTTTTCAAACTCACGCTTTGAACGCTGCTCCCAAGCAGCCCATCTATCAACCTCCTCTTCATACTCGTCCATCCATCGTCCTTGCCTCAAAAAAGTAGCAGGGTAGGGTATGAACTTGCCGCCCTGTTCCTTCCACTCCTTGCTATTCATCGCCCGCCGCAGCCCCGCCATAATCTCCTCAAACAACTGTGCGTCAGGGCTAAGCTGCCTCCAGGCCTTCATACAGTCGACCTTTGCCTTCTTTTTCGGGTAGACCTGCCAAAACTCATTAAATCTGTCAAGCTGAACCGAACTAAGGGTAACCATTTTAGCTTTAGGTACTTCAGGTTCTAAGTTCTGCTCCTCTCCTTGTTCGTGTTGCGTGCGCATATTCTTATATATACTCTCTGTAGTGATCTCTGTAGTGATCTCTGTATTTGTATCACCCTCACCGGTGGTAGGTATATCCCTGCAGGGTAATACCCCCCTCCCTGCAAGGATATACCCATCATCCTGTGCGGTAATAGGTACGACATTAAACCCGTTGTCCGTGCTAGGCCTTAACCCGTTGTTTGTGCCGGGCCTTAACTCGTTGTCCGTGCTGGCTGCTGCTATTTCATATGTCTTAAACGTTATACGCTCTATGTTTTCTACAATTGGCTCTATGTACATTACGTTTACTAATTTTAGGCCGTCCTTAACAGTAATAGTCCTAAATTCACAGCTTATAAGCCCCTGTTCGGACAGCCTCTTTACAGCCTCTCTAACTTGTTTTTTACTGAACCCGAACTCTTCTGCTAGCTGTCCGTAGCTTTTCTGTAGTTTGTCCTCTGCAAACTTTTTCCTAAGTCCGATAACCTGCCCAGTTGCCTCATCTCTAATAACTTCTGGCCTGTACCAATACACAATTTCAGACAAAATGGTAATCGCTATTAGGTCAGGCTTACCGTCTTTAGTCGTTATCTCCTTGTACCAGCTAAAGGGTATTACATTGCCCTGAAAATTTAACTTGAACATGCGGTTAAGTATTTCAGTGGTTTTATCCATGCTATGCGCCCTCCTCATATAGGTTAATGTTATTATAGTCTATAGTTAGCCATTTAGTCCTAGAGCCGTTAAAGCTTTTGGCTATTACGTAGCCATCAGCTATTAAGGAGTTAAGAGCCCTAAAAATGGTCGTCTGGTCCCAGAACGGGAATGCTTCCAGCTGCATGGCCCTAAGGCTCTTATACACCCAACGTCTGCCTTCCTTTGCGTATGGCGTTTCTTTCAGCCATTTATCTAGCTGCGTTAACACTATGCTTTCGTGTAGGCCTACATCACATGCCAGGCCTATGCCTATTAGTAGCTTCTCTGCTGTTTCTGTTTTCATGTTTCATCAACCTCCTGCCGGTGGTATAATATACATAGAGTGCGCCCGCACTCCTCTCCTCCTCCGTGTGCGGGTAGGGTGCAGGCCTCAACCTGCTCCCTGTCTTTTTTCATGCTATCTTTTCGTGTCTTTTGTTCCATCGCCGCACGTACGCATTAACCCTGCTTTTATACATGAGCGAAAACTTCATTAGTGCGTCCACTATAGCTTCTATGTCCTCTTTCTCTTCAGGAGTAAAGTAGTTATCACTGTCTTCGTTGTCTATCATTGCCGATAAGCTTCTAGCCGTGCCCACCAGCCTAAAGGCCAAGCTCTTTAACTCTTGATTATATGATTCGCCTATTCTCATTCTACTCACTCCTTTACATTTCCAGATAAATGCCGTCATAGATATCTTCTTCAGATAAGCTGAACCTTACGTATACGTTTAATGATGGCTCATACTTTTTAGGATTAATGAAGGTTACATCTAAAGCTAGCTGTGGCACGCCATCTGCCCATAGTACAGTCCACTCTACACTGCTTATCATCAGGCCATAAAACTCGTTTTGCCTAGCAAGTTCATACACTTGAGCGTATCTACCTATGGTTTCTCTGTTAAAGTACTTCAGATCTTTATCAAACCTTACAGTAAACCATTCTTTAGCTGGCCCGAACTTTACTAATTTGCCTTCCATGTCTAACGTTTTCATGCTTCTCGCCTCCTGTTATAATTATAACACACATTTTTAATCTGAAACACAAACAGGCCCCTTAACTCTTCTGAAGTATGCGCACTCCAGCTAAAAAGAGTGCTATACTTATTAGCCCTATTACGTAGCCCCTGCCAAGTACCGCGATTAACACCAGGCCTGTTAGTATGCCGAAAAAACCGGCAATTAGTGTTAGTACTCCTAACGTTTGCATCATGGCTCCTCCTTAATAATGCTAATCGTCCAGTCTAGCCACGGCACGGCTAGACAGTCACTTGCCATTTCTAAGTCGTCTAAGTCTTCATTAGGCACGAAGCTAAGCCTAGACCAGAATGGGCTATCCTCTGCGCTTACGCCTTCACGCTGTGCTGCTTCTTCTGTCGGGTACCACCAGCCGTAAAGCTGCCACGAGTTATCCTCTAATAAATAGTCTGCGTAAAAATCTCCATCTTTGCCTAGGTCTACCTGGTGCCAGCCTTTCAATTGTTCTTCTTCTGTAAACTCTAACCAACGCATTACGCTCCCTCCTCTATATTTAGTTCTCTAAAGTACTTGACTACTTCTTCAGGGCCTAAACCCTGTGCTAGCAAGAGCTTATAAGCTAATACCTTAGGGTGTGCTGCATAGTACTCTGCTTTATCATCGGTATAGCCGTTAGCTTTGTAAAATGCGACTATTTCTAGATACTGCTTTTTATACCTTCTTAACTCTTCTAGTGTTTCTGCACTTAACTGTAACATGCCGCTCTCTCCTTTCATAAAGGGCGGGAGCTTACGCCCCCACCCTCCTCTCTAGTTCCCCTAGGTATGTCTGTGTTAGCACAGACCTAATCTCGTCTAGCGCTATCTCCGTGTAGTACCATACGTGCGATACGAACATCCATCCTAATAAGTTCTTTAATTCTCTTCTCGCCGCTTCAATGGTGTCGTCGTTATGTAGTAGGAGTAATATAGCGTTACCTCTTCTGCTACCTGGCCGAAGTCTATTAAGTGTCTGCTTTCGTTTGCCTCTTTCACGTTAGCAATTGCAGCCTTTGTCATGGCTGCGTTCAGCCTTGTTGCCACTAGCAGCATTGTTGGATTGTCTACGTACTCTTTCCTTACGTCCTTCATGCTAACTACCTCCTCCTGCCGTGCTTCTGTTGTTCTTTTTGTTTCTTCTTCTCTTCTCATCTTCTGCTCCTCCTTCGTTTATGTTATTAGTATTATAACCTATTTTTTACACTTATAACGTATTATAGGTTAAGTGAATGTTAAGCCAGTCAAAGTGTTTACAAAGTGAAAAAACTAAAAGGAGAGCAGTAAAAACCTGCTCTCCCTTGTTTGTGCGGTGCATCATTCTACACCTTAAAAAGGTATATCTTCTAAACTTACTTCGTCAGCGCTAGCTATGTGGCTTTCTATGGCCTCTTCTACTTCTTCTATAATTTCGTCTGTGTGTTCCGCTGGCTGTTCACCTTTAACTATGGCCTCTACTTCGTTACAAATGGCCTCGTAGTCCGCTTTATTTATGTCTTTAGTATGTGCGTAGCCGTACTTAGAAATTACTTGCTTAAGAAGGTCCGCATTACCTTGAGCTATAGCAAATAGCCGCTTAGCTTGCTTATCCGTTATAGGGTTAGCCGGTTTATGTTCTACGGGCATTGTTTCTTCTAATACTTCGCTTCTGCTTTCAAACTGCGTCTCTAGCTGGTCTTCTGGTTCTTCTGTTTCGGGCTGTCCAGTTTCCTGGCTCGCTGGTGGTGCTGGCTCCTGGCTAACTAATTCTTCTGCCGGTTCAGCAGACCCACCTAAGCTGGGAGCTGGGTATAAATTAAACGGGAGCATGTATACCTGGCCCTTATCATCGGGTAAAGGTTCTAATCCCTGAAGCTCTCGCCACTCATCTACAGTTAAGCTCCAGGGCGCTGACTGTGCTGCCCTTAAAATAAATTCTCTGTCTTCAGTTACCGGTGATTCGTAGTCTATTACTAGCCTGTCATCAAATTGTGGCACTAGCTTTTCCTGTAAAATGTTACGCAAGAACTCAAGCCTAGGCACCAGCACCCATTTAGCAAACAGATAATCTGCAGCTTCAATCGTTGCCCTGTTAGAATTTTCTATTACTCCTACTATTTCGGGCGGTATACCAAACACCTGCAGTATGGTGTCCCGTTCGTATTTTCTCAGGTCTACTAGCTGCATGTTTTCAAACGTCTGCGATAATGCCTGTACGTCTACCTTCTTAGATAAGAAATAAGGCTTATAAGCCCTCCAGAATCCCTGGTTCTTACGCACCCAGTCTTCTTCTAACCGGGCTGTGTCTGCTGGGCTTAATCCATCAGCACTAATTATTACGTCTGGCCTGGCCCTATTAAAGAACCAGCTTTTTACGTGCTTGGCTGCGTATTCGTCAGTTTCTAATTCGTCTGCTAAAGCTCTACCAGTGCCACTGCCCCTAGCGTACGGGTTTACCGGGTTCGGGTCATTAAACCAAATAATCTCACTAGCCGGTATCTCCCCCTGCCAGCCTACAAAAGAAACCTTATAGCTTGGATGTTCAGGAGTAGGAGTGCCTATTACCCAGTCTGGCGGCAGTATCCAGTACGCCACCGCTACGCCTAACCCGTTTCTTTCAAGCAGCCAAAATGCTTCACCTACTAAATCCAGGTAAATCTGCGTTAATTGCCTAGCAGTAAATCCAGTCAGGTATTCACTTGCCTTATCTAGTAGGTCCAGTAACGGGTGCTGGTCTATCTCTTCTAGTACTTCTTCCTTCTTTAGTCCTTCGTACATTTTTCTTCTAGTGGTGTAATCGGCTCTCTGAAGCTTAGCTGACTTTATGGCTTTACCATTCTGCCTAACCACATATAGCTGCCAGGTCGTGCTGGCCACGCTACGGGACACTTTATTTGTAACTGCCCGAAGCCAGGGCATTGTATTGTACGCATCTAATAACTCTTTTGTACCTCTCTCCGGCGGTAGCCCGTACGCTCCAGTAAATAATCCGGTAAATAAATTATCTGCTGCTACCCGTGCTACTTTACTGCCTTGTGGAGTGTAAGGTATTAATCCCGGTATTTCATCTTTCAGATATTGGATAACTGCTGGGCCATTTGCTTTATCTTCCACTATCTTAGCATATGCTTGCGGGTATTTTGCTGACAGCATCTTTACTGCCGCTATAGTGCTTGGGAAGTCTAACGTATCTCTCGCCTGGTCTACTAAATACTTATTGGCTCCCTTACGTGCCCACACTTGTCCTACTACATAGTCGCTCTGATCTGTACCCGTAAATGCCACGTCCCAGCTTTGTTTGTACTCATCAATGTCACCAGGCAGCTCTTTATAAAACTTCCACCAGCTACGTTTAATCATGGATCCTTCCTCTGGCGCTGGCCTCTGCTGGTACAGAGCAGCCCACCAATATGATCCAAGCGTTTTTTCTATTTCTTTAAGCTTATCTACATCATACCGTGCAGGCCATAGCGCTTCTCCTTTGTGCCTTACTAGCTTGCCTTCGTAGTACTCGTCTTGTTCAGCTACTGCTGGTAACGATATTAGCTCCCACTGCTCTCCACCGCTCTCCATCTCTTTCAGTATCCTACCAGCCAGGTCATCTTCATGCCACCTGGTTTGAATAAGTATAGCCCTGCCTCCTGGTTCTAACCTGGTGTATGCCGTAGACTTGTACCAGTCCCAGGCCTTATCCCTAAGGGTTTTACTGTTTGCCTCCTCTGCATTTTTTACCGGTCGTCTATGATTAGTAGGTCTGCACCTTTACCCGTAATACTGCCACCTACACCGGCTGTGTTCATACCACCGCCATACTTGCTTATCTCCCACCGGTTACTAGCTGAATTATCTTCTCTAATACTTACCCCGTACACGTCCCGGCCGTAGCGCTCTAGCGTATCTCTAACCTTCCTACCCCACGAAGCTGCGAAATCAGCCTCGTAGCTAGAAAGGATTACTCTCTTATCTGGATTATTGCCTAAAAACCAAGCTGCGAAGTAATGCGACACTACTGAACTCTTAGCATGCCTTGGGGGCATGAATACCATTAACCGGGTTATTTTTCCTTCAGCTACGTCCATCAATTTATCGTTTAATAGCCTCAAATGCCAGTTGTGCACATACCTACTGCCCATCTCCAGCTTCATCAGACCCAGCGGCATCGTCCTGGCTAAGAAGTATTCGTTCAAACAGCTGGCTAAAAAGCTTTCTGCTTTCTTCGTCAGTGATGATTTTTTTGGCGGCCGTTTCGTCATACCTTACCGTCACCTCACTTTTACTATCTTGGGTAACGTAGTGCATCTCCCTCCACTCGCCACCGCCACGGTTAACCAGGTAGAATTTCTGAGCAAGTACGTTACCGTTAATGGCTGATTGAAATAAAGCATCTTCTACTAAATGCAGACGCATCTTCTTAGCTTCATCTACAGCTTGTGCAAACTCTGGATCAGCTAAGCGTGCCTTACGATAGGTTGAACTATCAATGCCCATGGCCTTACATATATTAGTTATCGTCTCCCCATTCGCTATACGGTTAATAAAAGCTTCTTTTTTGCTGTCGGTGAATTTTTTTTGCCTACCCATTTACTCTATCACCCCCTTTTATTCACTGCTTTTATGGCCTGTGAATTGAGCATCACAACAACCTGCCTCCCATTATCTGTCTAACCTCATCTTCAGTTCTACCAGCACGCCGTAACCTCTCCTGAGTTAACAGCTTTAATGCTCTGTTTAGCTTAGCATCTCTGTGTACCTGCTCGTGGCATTCATGACACAACATTAGACATGTATCAATGCTCTCGTACTGCTGGCGTCTCCCGTATCCGGACACAACGTGATGCAACTCCAAATCGCTGGTTAATTTGCCACACAGTTCACAGCGTCCATTTGCTCTATTCCTTACTGCGGCATAAACTTCAGAATTCACACCTAAGCACTCCTTGTATTTTCATACCCACTTTTGCCGTATTTTATGTTCTGCCACATTCTGTGAATATTCTATCACATTTAGCACTAGGAGCCAAATATAAGACATATTTTACACTTAGCCACACATACCCCACCCACAGTTAGGGCAGGTTACGCAGCCACTTTCGTGAACCACTCTTGCGCCGCATTCTGGACAATAAACATAATCNTGNGCACTCTGTCTCTTCATTATCTCTTGTTTCCTTTCTCTGTTCACAATTTCCATACTATCGGCTGATATAAACTTGTNATCNCTCATAGATATAAATGCCACACCCTTTCTCTTTCATATCGTGCCACTTAACTACATAAAAAGAAGCCTGACCTT